TTATTGGAAAGTGTATGATGGGTAGTACCTCAAACGCTTTAGATAAAGGAGGTAGAAATTTTAAGAAACTATATGATGATTCAAACGTTAACAAAAGAAATGCAAATGGACAAACTCGTTCAGGACTCTATTCTTTGTTCATACCTATGGAATGGAATTACGAAGGATACATCGATTCTTATGGGTATCCTGTCTTCGATACCCCATCAAAACAAGTGTTTGGACCTGATGGAACGCCAATCAAAATTGGTGTCGTTGAATACTGGGATAATGAGGTAGAAGGTCTTAAAGATGACCAAGATGGATTAAATGAATTTTACAGACAGTTTCCACGTACAACTAAGCACGCATTTAGAGACGAAAGTAAACAATCTTTATTTAATCTAACTAAGATATATCAACAGATAGATTACAACGAAGATACTAAAAACTCTACTCAAGTAACTCAAGGAAGTTTTCAATGGGAAAACGGAGATAAAGATACTAGAGTAATATTTGTTCCTAATAAAAATGGTAGATTCTATATAACGTGGGTTCCACCAATACATTTACAAAACAAAAGATATATAAAAAATGGAAATAATTATCCTGGTAATGAGCATTGCGGAGCATTTGGGTGCGATCCATATGATATATCAGGAACAGTGGACAAGAGAGGATCTAACGGTTCTTTACATGGTTTAACTAAGTTTAGCATGGAAGAAGTTCCACCTAATCATTTCTTTTTAGAATATATAGCTAGACCTCAAACTGCTGAGATCTTTTTTGAAGATGTACTTATGGCTTGTGTATTTTATGGCATGCCAATATTAGCTGAAAATAATAAACCTAGATTACTATACTATTTTAAACGTAGAGGTTATAGAGGTTTTGCAATGAATAGACCAGATAAAAAAAGAAACAAACTATCAGTGACGGAGAGAGAGATAGGTGGAATACCTAATTCTAGTGAGGATATAAAACAAGCTCATGCTTCTGCTATTGAAACTTATATAGAAACCTATGTAGGTTTAAAAGAAACAGGTTACGGAGATGTTTACTTTCAAAGAACCTTAGAAGATTGGGCTCAATTTGATATAAATAATAGAACAACACATGATGCTTCTATTAGTTCTGGTTTAGCTTTAATGGCTTGCAATAAACATAGATACGCACCTTCTAGTAAACTGGAATTAAAACCGGTTGATTTAGGTATAAGAAAATACGATAATAAAGGAACTACATCAAAAATTATAAGTTAATGAATATATATACTAACACCAATAGTGCTTTCCCTAGTCAAGTAGTGAGTGATGCTGAAAAAGCTAGTAGAGAGTACGGTAGTCAGGTAGCAATGGCAATTGAATTTGAGTGGTTTCGTCAAGGCAGAACTTCTGGTAATAGATATTTAACTAATTGGAATCAATTCCATGAATTAAGACAGTATGCTCGTGGAGAACAAAGTATACAAAAATATAAAGATGAGTTGTCTATTAATGGCGATTTGTCTTATTTAAATTTAGACTGGAAACCAGTTCCAATATTATCCAAGTTTGTAGATATAGTTGTCAATGGTATATCTCAAAAAAGCTACGACATAAAAGCTTACGCTCAAGATCCTGAGTCTATAAAGAAAAGAACTGAATATGCTTCTAAGTTACAGGAGGATATGGTTGCTAAAGAATATTTAGAAGAATTAAAAACTACATTAGGATTAGACTTATATCAAAGTCCTAGTCCAGGTACTTTACCAGAATCAGAAGAAGAGTTAGAACTGCATATGCAATTAAGCTACAAGCAGTCAATTGAAATAGCTGAAGAAGAAGCTATATCTTCTGTTATGGCCCAAAACAAATACGACTTAATAAAGCGTAGAGTAAACATGGACTTAACTGTTCTTGGTATTGGCGCTGCTAAAACAAGTTTCAATACTGCAGAAGGTATAACAGTTGATTACGTAGATCCAGCTTACTTAGTTTATTCTTATACAGAAGATCCTAATTTTGAAGACATATATTACGTTGGTGAATTAAAAGCTATAACTATACCTGAACTTAAAAAAGAGTTTCCAGATATTAGTGAAGAAGAATTAAAAAGAATACAGTCCATGCCGGGTAACAGATCTTATGTTACTGGTTGGGGAGATTATGACGAGAACACAGTTCAAGTTTTATATTTTGATTACAAGACATATTCTAATCAAGTATTTAAAATAAAACAAACAGATCAAGGTTTACAAAAAGCCTTAGAAAAAGATGATACTTTTAATCCACCAGAAAACGATGGGTTTGAAAAAGTTTCAAGATCTATAGAAGTTTTATATAGCGGAGCAAAAGTATTAGGTACAGATACAATGTTAAAATGGGAACTAGCTAAGAACATGTCTAGACCTATGGCTGACACTACTAAGGTTAGAATGAACTACAATATATGTGCTCCTAGAATATACAAAGGTAGAATAGAATCTTTAGTCAGTAAGTGTATTGGTTTTGCTGATATGATTCAACTGACTCATTTAAAGCTACAACAAGTAATGTCTAGAATAGTACCAGACGGTGTTTATTTAGATATGGATGGTTTAGCTGAGGTTGATCTAGGTAATGGAACAAACTATAATCCAGCTGAAGCACTTAACATGTATTTCCAAACTGGTTCTATAGTTGGTAGATCACTTACTCAAGATGGTGATATGAATTCTGGCAAAGTACCTATTCAAGAACTAAGTAGTTCTAGTGGCCAAGGTAAGATACAAAGTTTAATACAAACTTATCAGTATTACTTACAAATGATACGTGACGTAACGGGACTTAATGAGGCTAGAGATGGTAGTACACCAGACAAGCAAACTTTAGTTGGCCTACAAAAAATAGCAGCTAATGCTTCTAATGTAGCAACAAGACATATAAAACAAAGTAGCTTGTACTTAACCCTTATGACAGCTGAGAACATAGCTTTAAAAATAGCTGATGCGCTAGAGTTTCCTTTAACCGCTGCTTCTCTTAAAAACTCTGTATCTAACTACAATGTAAATACTCTTATGGAGGTTTCAAATTTAAACCTACATGATTTTGGTATATTCTTAGAACTAGAACCAGACGAAGAAGAACAAGCTCAACTAGAGCAAAACATTCAAGTTGCTTTACAAGGTGGTGGAATAGACCTAGAAGATGCTATAGACTTAAGACAAATTAAAAACCTTAAGTTAGCTAATCAAATGCTTAAAATAAAACGTAAGCAAAAAGGTAAGCAAGAACAAGAAAACCAACAAGCTAATATAGCTGCTCAAGGGAAAGCACAATCTGATGCTGCTGAAAAAACAGCTATGGCTGAAGTACAAAAGCAAGAAGCTTTAATGGGTGCTAATGTTCAGTTTGAACAATCTAAAAACCAAAACGAAATACAAAGGATGCAATTAGCTGCTCAGTTAAAACAACAAGAGATGCAAATGCAACATGAGTTTGATATGCAGCTAAAGCAAGCTGACTTACAGGCTATGAAATCTAAGGAGCAAACTATAGAAGATAGAAAAGACAAGCGTATAAAAATGGAAGGAACGCAGCAAAGCAAGATGATAACTCAAAGGCAAAACGAAATGTTGCCAATTGATTTTGAATCAGGTGACGCGCCACAAGGAGAAGAATCTTCAATGGCTTAAATTTTTAATTATTTAATTTTATTATATTATGGAAACAAAAACAAATGAACCTGTTAAGCAGGAAGGAGACTTTAAAATAAAGTCTAAAAAAAAGACGCCTAAAAAACTAGGTAACCCTGAACAAGAAATACTAAAAGTTAGTATTAAAGAACCTTTAGTTGAAGTACCAAAAGATATTACAAAAGTTGTAATACCAAATGATGCTTTAGAAAAAACAAAAGAAGATGCCATTCAAATCGGAGAAACAACGAAAGTATCTGTGGAAGAACCATCCGGAGATAGCACAAAGGTGGGAAAACCTATACAAGAGTCCAACAAGGATGTTGAAGGGTTTTCTCCAATCAAAGAAGTAACTAACGAAGAAGTTAGAGAGGTAAAAGAAGCGCTAAGGGATGAAAAAGTACTTGGCAAAGCTTTACCTGAGAATATCGAAAAACTAGTTTCTTTTATGGAAGATACTGGTGGAAGCATAGAAGATTACACTAGACTTAATGCAGATTATTCTAGTGTAGATGAAAATGCTTTATTAAAAGAATATTACAAGAAAACTAAACCTCATCTAGACGAAGAGGAAATAGGCTTTATCATGGAAGATAATTTTGACTATGATGAAGATCTTGATGAAACACGAGACGTCCGTAAAAAGAAACTCGCTAAAAAAGAAGAGATTGCAAAAGCTAAAAACTTTTTAGAGGAAACGAAAAAGAAATATTACGACGAAATCAAGTTGAGACCCGGCGTAACTCAGGACCAACAAAAAGCTACAGATTTTTTCAATCGCTACAACACGCAGCAAGAAACAGCTGAGCAACAACATGCAAAATTTAAAGAAAGTACTAAAGAACTTTTTAACGATAATTTCGAAGGTTTCGATATTAAAGTCGGTGAAAAAAATTACAAGTACAATATTCAAAATCGTAGCAAAGTTGCAGAAAGCCAATCAAACATTAATAACCTTGTCGGGAAGTTCCTAGACGCAGAAGGTAATGTTAATGACACGAAAGGTTATCATAAAGCTATGTACGCTGCTGACAACGTAGATAAGATCGCTGCTCACTTTTATGAGCAAGGAAAAGCTGATGCTATCAAAGATGTTGTTAGTAAATCTAAAAACCCTAGTGATTCTCAAGCTAGAAAATCACAAGGTGAAGTATTTATTAATGGTATGAAAGTTAAGGCTATCAGCGGTGCTGATTCTACAAAATTAAAAATTAAAACAAGAAAATTTAACTAAAAAAAATTAAACAATTATGAGTTTAAATCCACAATTTGGAGGGTTAATCCCTTCAGGAACTCAGGAGATATTGAACAGCAACTACCTACAATTTAACGGTGGTGCTGCAGCAGGTGATACAAACACTTTTGCTCAACAATATTTACCTGAAATTTACGAACAAGAAGTAGAAAGATACGGAAACCGTACTCTATCTGGATTCTTAAGAATGGTTGGCGCTGAAATGCCAATGACATCTGATCAAGTAATTTGGTCTGA